CTACACCGCAAGCAGAGCCTCGCCCGGAAGCCCGAGCGCCACCACCTGCCCTCTCTGCCGCACCCGCACGGCCAACTGGATCTGCCGCGCGCCGAAATCCGCGATTTCGTCAGCCAGCGGATAGGCAAACGCGTTGGTGGTCGCCTCCCCCACGCGCAATACCTGGCTGCCCGAGAGGATCTCGACGCGATAGGCTTCCACCGGCTCGTCAAGCGGCGTTTCCCCGTCCAGCCAGGCATCGGCCGAAACGCGTGCGCAGCGGATCCACCGGAGCGTGAGGTTGCCCCCCGCATCCCGCCGCGCGCCCAGATGCACCGGCGCAAGCGGTGTTTCCGCGCGCATACCGCCGGCAAAACTGTGTGTCTCCGTCGCCCCCGCAGGCATGCCCCGCGCCTCGACGATCCAGTTGAGAGCCTGCCCCGCCTCCCCGCCACTCAGGCCCAGCGGCTGCACGGCCGCGTCGAGGATGACGATGGCGGCACCGGTCTGCGCACCCGCCGCCTGTGCATCCGTGGACCCCCCGAGCCCGCGCAGCAGCCGCGACAACCGCCAGCGTCCGGGCGCGATCTCTTCGGCCAGGCCGAAGCCGAGAATTTCCCACACGCCGTTGCGCGACAGCACGGCGATGCGGTTTTCGCCGCCAAACAGCGCGAGGTCGCCGATCGAGGAGAGTTCGCCTGCATAAAGATCGAGCGTGACGGCATTCACGCGGTCGAACCGACCGGAAACGCCGGGCGACAGATCCGCGACGAGCGTTCCCATCCGGGCAGGCCGCTCCAGCGACAGCCGCGCCGCATAGCCCTCGCGCGTCGGCGAGGCCGACAACGTCACCGATGTCCACGGCCGTGCGAAGACCGCCGCCCGCGCAAAGCTCGTCGCGTCCCCATCCGTGTAGCGCGGCAGGTCCATCAGCTGCACCTGCGGCGCGAAGACAGCGGATGCGCTGTGGCCGTTCGCCGCCACCCGCGCCTGCGGCACGAAGCGGCTGGCGCCGCCCATGACGATGCCACGCGCCTCCACCCGGCGCACGTCGCCATCGTCGATCCGCTCGATGACGAAGGTCCCGGACGGTCCTTCAGGCACCGTCACCACGTCCCCCGGCATGGGGCCGAGCACGTTCGGCGGCAGCGCGAAGCTCAACTGGCGGCGAGCGGCCTGATGGTCGCGCAGCGCCGCTTCCACGGCATCGGTCGCCGCAGCCTCGTGCAGCGCGGCCGCCAGCGACAGGCGCAGGATGCGCTCGTTACCGGGCGTGGCCCTGCGCGAGCGGGCGGTCGTCCGCCCATAGTCGCTGCCGGGATCGAGATGGTCGAGGATGGCCTCGCGGGCATAGTCGCCGGCGTCGCCACGCAGATCCTGCGTCAGGGCGGCGTCCTTCACCTCCGCAAGCGTTTCAAGCGAGGTCGGCGGTCCCGCCTGCAACAGCCGCGAGCGGAAGACGAGCCGCCCGTTCCGCTCGACCGCATCGATGCCTGCTGCCGCCATCAGCGGCTCCAGCAGGTCGCGCGCCGACATCTGCTCGGCCTGCACATAGCCACCGATATCGCCGCAGACGAGGTCCGTATCGCCATCCACGAACCGGTGATCCGCAAGAATGGCGGCGATCGTGTCGGCCATCGTCGCGGTGCCCAGCCGGCCGTTCAGCCAGTGCCCCACCTGCCAGTTGCGCCCGTCCGCCCAGACATCGAGGGCAGCGGGAAAGGCCGGCTGCGGCCGCGCGTCCCAGGTCCAGACGAACATATGGTCGGGATCGACGCCATCTTGCGCGTCCGCGCCCTGCCAGAAATCGTGTTGCGCCTCCAGAAACCGGCGCTGCACCGCATCGCTGCGCCCGCCGCCCGAGAAATACGGAACCGCACTCTCGGAGGATTTCGGATCGGAAAAGACGTTGGGCTGGTTGCCTCCCTTGTCGATCGCCGGACAGCCCGTTTCGGTAAACCAGACCGGCTTCATGCGCGGCACCCAGGCCGTCGGCACCGCCTGCTCGACGCCGCCGATACGCTCGTGATGTGCATGCGCCCACCACGCGCCGATGTCCTTGACGCGAAACACCCACGGTTTGCCCGCAAGCCCGTCGGAGATAGCGCTGCGCCGGCGGGCGCTCCGGTCCGCCGGGCTGGCATAATACCAGTCGAACCCTTCTCCCGCGGCGTTCATTGCCCGCAACACGGCCCCGTCCTCCGGCGTCCGCTGTCCGTCCGGGTTGCCCTCCGCGACATCCCCGTCCCGCCAGTCCGACAGCGGCATGTAATTGTCGATCCCGACCGCGTCGATCGCGGGCGATGCCCAGAGCGGATCGAGATGGAAGTGGACATCGCCCGAGCCGTCGTCCGGGTGATACCCAAAATACTCGCTCCAGTCGGCCGCATAGGTCAGCCGCGTTGCCGGCCCCACGGTCGCGCGCACATCCTGCGCCAGCACCGTCAGCGCTTCCACGAAGGGAAACCGCCGCGCCCCGTCGCGCAGCGTCGTCAGGCCGCGAAGTTCCGAGCCGATGATGAAGCCATCCACGCCGCCCGCATCCCGCGCCAGCCGCGCATAATGCAGCACGAAGGCGCGATACCGCCCGTCCGCGCTACCGGAGCCCCCATCGCCCGATACGATGCCCGCACCGCAAAACGCAGATATTTCCCCGCGCACAGCCGGCGTCCCCTCGGTGCTCCCCGGCCCACCCGGCGCCACGGCGGTGGTGATCCGCCCGCGCCAGGGATACGCCGCCTGACGCACATCGCCATAGGGATCCGGCAGGGTGTTGGCGGCGGAAATGTCCATCATCACGAAGGGATAGAGGAAGACCTCCAGCCCCCTCGCCTTGAGATCGGCGATCGCCGCCACGACGCTGCGGTCGGAGGGCGTGCCCCCATAGGCAGGGCCTCCGCCATCGCTGCTGACGAGATGCGCCTCACCGCGCTCGATACCTGCGACAGACCACGCACTGCTCTCCCGCCCGCGCTCGCGCGTCTCCACGCCGGGACGTATCCGGCACTCCCCGGCGCGCAGATCCGTGCCGAACCAGGAGACGACCAGCGCCACGCGCTTGAGGTTCGGGCACAGCGCCTGCAGCTCGTCCAGCGAGGCCTGCCAGTCCGTTTCGCCGTGAAAGACGTTGCGGTTGACGATGCGGGCCTCCCCCGGCCCGGTTTTTTCCTCCACCGGCGCCGGGTCGTAGCCATGCTCCGTCGCGCCGGGAATAATGGTCACGGCGCGGATCTGTCGCTCCAGCCGGCCGACGGGGCGGATGACCTCGACATGCAGCAGCGGAATCCGGTTGCCGTAAGGTCCGAGCGGCAGCCGCTCGAAGACGACATAGGCAAGGCCGCGATAGGCCGGCGTCTCGCCCGCCGCCTGCTTCGCCGCGATCAGCGGGTCGGGCGCCTGGCTCTCGGCTCCGGTGTGAAGGCGCATCTCGACGGTGGACAGATCGAGTTCGCGCCCATCGGCCCAGACGCGCCTGATCCCGGCGATCGGCCCTTCGCAGAGCCCGAGCGCGATGTTCGCGAAATAGCGGAAGGTCTCCACCCTCGGCCCGCTCGCCTTGCCGCCCTGCCGCTCGCGATGCACCTGCTCCTCGAAACGCGTCGCCCAGATCAGCGTCCCCCCGATCCGCATCGTGCCGTAGACGCGCGGGATCGCCGTGCCCTCTTCCGCCCCGGGCACGCGGGCGTCGCCGAGCCGCGCCCCGGTTACGGTCGTCATGCCGTTTATGATCGAGCGGTCGATGACCGAGCCTGCCAGCGCACCGGCCGCACGGCCGACGATCGCGCCCAGCGGCCCGAACACGCTGCCCAGCGCTGCACCCGCCGCCTGCAGAAGAATGGTCGCCATGAAACTTAAACCTTCTCGGGAAAGCGGAAGACGCCGGCAATGCGCCGCCGCCACGAAGGCACCAGCGCCGACTCCACGACGCTTGCCTGTTCGTAAGCATGGATGAAGCGCGCCGTGCCGGGAGCATCGAGCGCGCTTAGAATGCCCGCATGCTTGGCCGGCATTCCCAGCCGCCAGCGAAAAAGGATGAGGTCGCCCGGCAGCATCGCACAGAGGTCGACGGGCGGCCCCATCGCACGCGTTGCCGCGTCCCACAGCCGGTCCTCCCCGCTCCGTTCCGCCCAGTCCGGCCGGTAGGGCGGCGGCGTCTCCGGTTCCGCGCCGTGAATGTCGCGCCAGATGCCGCGCACCAGCCCCAGGCAGTCGCAGCCCACACCCTTCAGGCTCGCCTGATGCCGGTAGGGCGTGCCGAGCCAGTCCCGCGCAGCAGTCAACACCTGATCGCGCATGGAACGTTCATGGAAACAACGGCCGTCCGTCATGCACTGTCTCCCCATCCGCATAGCCATAGGAAAAGTCGCTGCCCGGCATGTGCGGGAAGCCGCGAAAGTTGAGCGCGTTGTCGAAACGGTCGCGGCAGGTGGCAAAGCTCTTGTCGCACCCCATGGTCACGATGAACGTGTCCCCCGCAGACAGCGGCACCGGCGGCGGCAGCCACAACACCAGCCGCGCGGTGCTCACGCCATTCTCAACCGTGTGATCCTCGACATCGCAGGTCCATCCCGCGTTCGCCCCGCTTGTCATGCGGACGAGCCCGTAGCGATAGGCACCAGCCGCCGCCGAAAGACCGGACACGAGCAGCCCGACATCCCCGGCAACCTCCATGATCACGCCCGTCCCGGTCCGCCCGGCAAGGCTCGCGCCGCATCGTGCATCTCCGAAGGCCGCATCGCACCGCCGCCCGTAGCTGCGGCCCTGCACCGCGCCCAGCCGGTGCGTCAGGCTGCGAAGCTCGGCGCGAAAGGCGCCGCCAGCCCGCGTGACCTCGCCGATATCCTGCACGGTCAACAGCACATGCTGCTCGGGCGCCTGCCAGTTGACCAGAAACTGCTCCACCCGCGCGCCGTCGTAACGCCCCGCCGCTACATCGACCTCGCTGATGGCGGCGTTCGAAAATCCGCCGGCCACCTCGCCGGCATCCGCCGCCAGCCCTGCCGCCGCTTCCGTCTCGCTTGCCCGAAATCCGCTCGCCGCCAGAAAATCGGTCCCCGCAAAACGGAGATCGCGGTCATGCTCGGTAAAGCCGATAACAACGCCATCTTGCCGCGTCACCCGCCAGCCATGGCATACCGTCGTCGCATCGCCGGCCAGATGTGCCGCCAGCGCGTCCGGAATTTCCCTCATGGCCGGATCTCCACCAGCGGAATGGTCGGGATGCGACCCGCCTGAAACTGCGCGAGGTCCACGTCGATCCGGTCGGTGTCGAACCGCACGGGCACATCGAACTCGAAACCCGCCCGCACCAAAGCCCCCGCAGGCGGCACATGGCCGGGCGCAAACGTCACGATGCCCGTGGTCACGTCCAGCGTCACATGCTCTCCCGCCACCTCAGCGCCATTCACCGAGATCAGCAGTGTTCCCGCCGCCGGCTTCACGATATCGCGCACCGTGCCGCCACCGGCATCCGCATAGGTCTTGGTCAGCTGGAAGCGCGCCGTCGCCCCATCGCCGGCGCCGATCACCTGATCGCTCGCCGTGACCGCCCGACCGGGCGTGCCCGAACGAAAATCCACCGGATCGCGGAAGCGAAACCCGTGCAGCTGCCCGGATCGCGCCTCGAAGAAAGCGAGAACCGCGTAGAGGTCGTCGATCTCGCGGATGCCGGACCCGGCATCATAGTGCCGCCGCGCGTCCCGCCAGCGGTTGTTGCGGTTCTCCCGCCCGTTCGACAGGCTGACGATATCGGTGCGGCGCACCGGCCCGCCGCTGGTGCCCAGCGCCAGCCGCATCGGAAACCGCACCTCGTGAAATCCCTGATCCATGGACTTTCCCTTTCAAACGCCGCGCCGCCCGCGCCCGACGGTGCGGGTCAGCATGGCGGCAATCTGCCCTTCCGAGCGTCGAAAGCTGTCGGCATCGCTCGCGGTCACGTTGAACACGACGTTCGGCGCGCCGCCCATCAAGCCGCCCGCACTTACCCCCGTCCCGCCGCTCGCCTGCCCCGCGACCGACGAGCCCCCGCCGGCCGCTGCACCTCCACCGGAAAGCCCCTGAAGAAAGCGCGGGGTGCCAAGGCTTCCCCCCTCTGAAAACGGCGCCACGGCACGTCCGCCGGACGCGCCGCCCATGTCCTTGGGCAGCCCTTGCGCCAGTCCGTCGAACACCGTGCCGATCCCCGTGGAAACCACATCCTGCAACGGCTTCAGCCCGGCAGACAGCGCGATATCGACCAGCCGGAGCCCCGTGCTCTTCAGAATATCGTCAAGCCCCCGGCCTCCGCGCACCGCGCTCGAAAGCGCGCCCGTGAGTGCCGAACCGAACCGCCCGGCGCTGCGCTCCAGATCGGAAAGCACCGCATCCAGCGCCTTCCCCTCCGCGATCATCGCCGGGAAGGTGCCGCCCGTGTCCGCCTCATCCGCCATATCAGCCTCCATCGCCCTCATCGTCCGGAAATTGCATCATCATTCGGGAGAGCCCTGCCCTGTCAGGCGCAGCACCGTGTTTCGTCACGAGCCCCAGCGCCGCCGCCAACTCGCGCGGGGTCATCCGCCAGAAATCGCGTGCCGGCAGCCGCAGACGGGAGAGGCCGGCTTCCATGGCCGCCTCCCAGGGAAAGGGCGCCGGAGCCGCCCAATCCTCGCCGTCTGCGGCCGTCAGGGGTCCGGCGCGGTCTGCCCGTCGCCCGGTTCACCGCCGAAGGCTGCCGTCAGCAGTTCGCCCACCAGCCGCGCCAGGCCCGCCAGTCCGTCCTCGACGCACATGCCGGCGACATCCTCGTCGGACACGATGTTGCCGCCGCCGCGCAGCCCCGCGGCGAGGATCGCGATCAGATCCTCCGCCTTCAGCCCGCCCGCCAGAAACCGTCGTGCGAGGGCAGCAAGACTATCTGCCGCAAAGGCGGTTTCCAGTTCGGCAAGACTGCCGAGCGTCAGGCAGAGGATGCGTCGCTCGCCGTCGATCACGGCCTCCACCTCGCCACGGTGCCGGTTCGCGCGCCCGGTCACGCTTTTGTCGCGCGGTCGCATCAGGCCACCACGAAGCTGAGAGGGCCGGCCGATTCCAGCGCCGCCTCGAACTGCACTTCGCCGTTGTACTGCCCGGTATAGTCCAGCGTCGTCAGCTGGAAGAGGCCGCTCACCGTGCCGAAATCCGGAATGATCACCTGCCAGGTGAGGATCGCGCCCGAGAAGAAGGTCGAGCGCACCAGCGCATCGGAGGCCTGATCCTTGAACAGTCCCGCGCCGGCAATCGATGCGCGCTGCACGCCTGCCCCGCCCAGAAGCTCGCGCCAGCGTCCACCGGATTCCGCGTCGGTCACATCGACCGTTTCCGCATTGAATGCCAGTCGCTTGGACCGAAGCCCGGCCACGGTCGTAAACCCGCTGCCGTTCTCGATCTTCAGCAGAATGTCCTTGCCCTTCTGCGCCACCATCGGCTTTTCCTTCCTGTCTTCGTTCTGTTGGTTGCATCCGGTCCGGCACGGTTCGCCGGTTCAGCCCATCGGCTCCGTCACCGCCCGAAACCGCATCACCGCCACATGCCCCCGCACGTCCCCGTCACGCGCCGTTCGCGTGGCCTCATGCCGCAGGTTCACCAGATGATGGCCGGCAAGCGGGAGGCCCGCATCGTGCAGCAGCGCCCGCACGCGGCCCGCAATCTCCTGCACCGCAAGGTTGCCGCCCTCGGGCCCACGCGCCTCGATCGTCATCGCATGCTCTTCGCCCGGCTCGCTCGCCGTCGACCAGTCGCGGCTCTCGATGCCGGCAAGGCGCAGATACGGGTGCTTTGCGCCCTCCAGCAGCCGGTCGTGGATGCCGCCATCCCCGAGGGCCGCCACAAGGGCCGCATCGCCCGAAAGCCTCGCAAAGACCGCGGCCTGAAGCGCGTTTCCCGCACTCATGTCAGCGTCTCCCGGCAGCGGCACACGAGGTAGCGCCGCGTTTCGTCCGGATCGAACGCCGACAGGATCACAAACAGCCGCGCTCCCTTGCGAAACCGCATGCCGGCGGACACGTCGGCGCGATGCCGTATCCAGACGTCATGCTCGACATCGCCAAACGCCTCGTTGCCCCGCTCGCCCGTCAGTGCCACACGCGGCTCGATCAGCGTCCAGAGCGCGCCGGCGCTGTCGAATATCCGCGAAATGCCGCCCTGCCCGTCCGGCGTGTCCACCGGCATTTCCAGCTCCATCCGCGCCGTCATGCGGCCGGGGTCTATCGTGTCGGTGCGCATGGTCAGAGCCTCATCCGCCGAAAGGGTGCGACCAGCCGGTCGTAACCGGCCGGCACGTCCGCCGGCTGGTCGCCGGGGGCGACGGCACCGCGATAGGCGTAGAGCAGCGTCAGATGCGTGAGCAGCGCCCGCTTCAGCGACGCCGGAACCTCGGCCCCGGTCGTTCCGAAGCCGGCCGTAAAGTCGATCTCGACGCCGTTCACCGCCCGCGCCGTCTCCAGCCCCGCCGGCAAGCTGAGCCGGGCCGGAAGCGCCGCGCCATCCAGCACGAACCCCGTCATATCGGCCTCGAACGGCGCGCCCAGCGCATCGTATCCGGTGATCGTCTCGATGCTGACGATGGGCCCCCGCCCGATCTCCAGCACGCGCCCCTCCGGCCAGGCGTCGAGGTAGAGGCGGAAGGCGCGGGTGATCAGCACGAGGCCGGTCGTCCGTTCCAGATGTTCGCGCACCGTGGTGATGAGGTCGGCGATCACGGCATCGTCGGCCGTGTCGTCGACGCGCAGATGCGCCCGCGCTTCGGCAAGCGTCAACGGCTCGCCCACCGGCGGCGCCAGTTCGGCAATGGTCATGGATGTCTCCGGTCTGGAAGGTCAGAGGAAGCATGACCGGCAGGCAACGCCCGCCGGCCCGAAACGCCGGGAAGGTCAGTTGAGCGCGAACTTCACCGTCTTGATCGCCTCGAAGTTCTGCACCCCGCCGCCAACGCGCTTGGTCGTGTAAAACAGCACGTAGGGCTTGGCGGAGTAGGGATCGCGCAGGATGCGCACGCCCGTCCGGTCCACCACGAGATAGCCCGACTGGAAGTCGCCGAAGGCGATCGCCATGCCGCCGGTGGCAACATCCGGCATGTCCTCGGCTTCCACGACCGGAAAGCCCAGCAGCGAAGCCGCCTGGCCGACAGTGGATGGCGGCTGCCACAGGTAGTTGCCGTCGGCATCCTTGAACTTGCGGATGTCGGCCTGCGTCTTGCGGTTCATCACGAAGCTCGCCTTCTGCCGGTGGCCCGCCTTCAGCGCATAGATCGTGTCGATCAGCACGTCGGACGGCCCGCTCGGGCGAAAGCCGTTGGCAGCACCCGTGGCGATGTAGCCGAGACTGCCCCAGGCCCAGCTGGCGTCGGCGACAGCACCGTAGCTCAGAAACCCCTTCGGCTTGTTGATGCCGTCGCCGGTGACGAACGCCGTGCCCTCCTGCTCGCTGAAGGCGATGTCCACCTCGTCGGCGATCCAGCTCTCCACATCGACGGCGGCATCGTCCAGCAGCGCCGCCGTCGCCGCCGGCATGGCATAGAGCTCCATCGTCGGGAAGGTCAGCTCGGAAAGCTGCGGCGTCGCCGTCTGCGGTCGCGCCGCGGTTTCCGAGACCCAGCCGGAGGCGAGACCCGACACCGCGAACGGCTTCTTCAGCACGCTGCCGGAAACCTGCCGCACGGTCGAAAGCGCGCGGATCGGCGAGATCACCTGCAAACGGCGACCGATCTCCGTGTCGGTCTGCGCCGGCACCAGATAGCCGCCGTCGCTCGCCGAGCCGATGGAGAACGCCTTTTCCTCCAGCGCCCGCAACGCTCCTTCGTCGCCACGGCGGATGTAACTGTCGAAGGCCGCCTTGTGCTCGGCCGCCTCGAAGCTCATCGCGTCGGCCTTGCCGCCCAGCGCCGGACGCGCCTTCTTCAGGAGCATCTGGTCCAGCGCCCGCTTCTGCTCGTCCATCCCGCGCGAGATCCGGTCCACCTTGTCGCGCGTCACCACGTCGGCGGAGAGCTTGCTCTCGATCTCGCCCAGCCGCTGATCGTTCGCCTCCTTGAACACCTCGAAGGCGCCCATGAAGTCCTCGAAGGCCGAGGCCATCGTGTCCGGTATCGTCTTGATCTCCGGAGCCGTCTTCGATGTTCCGGCTGTCTGTGCATTCGTCATCTGCAGAAATCCTTTCGTTCCACCATCATCCGGGCCGCCCGCCGCATCGTGCGAACGAGTTCCGTTTCCCTGTCGCGGAAGAACCGCGCATGCTTGACGTTCGAGACCCGCGCCGATGGCAGCATCGGAAAGGTCACGACCGAAATTTCCCAAAGGTCCGCTTCCAGCACGCGGCGGATGCCGCTCTTGGCGTCGGTGCGCGCCTTCACGGTCTGAAAGCCGATGGAGAGCCCGTCGAGCGCGCCGCCCTTCATGAGCTGATGCACCTCGCGGGCCCGCGCCACGCCTTGGGAAAGCCGCCCCTCGACGAACAGCCCCCGTCCGTCCTCCCGGATCGTCGTCCAGGTCCCGATCGGCTCGTTCGGATCGTGCTGGAACAGCATCCGCACGCCGCCCGCGCCGCGCTTGGCCAGCGAGTGCAGGAAGGCGCCGCGCTCGATCGTGTCCTTGCCGAGATCGATCTCGCCGAACACGCTGGCATAGCCCGAAAAACGCCCCTCGCCCGTCACCCCCGCCAGCGTCAGCCCGGCAACCGCCGTCGTCCGCCGGACCGCATATCGGTCTGTCGCCATGGAAATCTCCAGTGATGTGATCTGTTGAGAAAGCCGCTCTGCCCGGCTCTATCCTCTTGTTTTCTCCGCATTGTCCGACGCCGAAGCGATCCCGCTTCGGCTGGAAATGCTATAGTGCGGCTGGGGCGGCTGCCTATTTCTGCCCGTACCGCCGTGAAATCCGCAGCGCGGCGCCCAGCGCCCACCACGCCATGAGGCTCGCCGCCGCCGATCCGGTCAGCAGCACCTCCGCGCTGGACACGCGACCGGCAATGCCCAGCCGCTCGACGGCCCACACGCCGGTCGGCCCACCGAACACCAGCCCGCAGACCGTCCCCGTCAAAAACCGCGACGCCGCCTCATGCCGGCTTTTCGGCAGGAGATAGATGAGCGACACGGCAGCCCCCGCCACCGCACCAATTCCGCGCGCTGCCCATAGCACCGGGTCCGGCTGAAGTTCGGCCATTTGTTTCGTCCTTTATGGATGGAAGAGAGGATGCGGCCGTCAAGACGCAACATCCGACATTGCCTGTGATATCATTCGCCACGGATCGGAAAGGTCACCCTCATGAGCCAGTACCCTCTGCGCGTTCCCGACTATCTGCTCGACCAGGCCCGCGAAGCGGCCAGGGAAGAGAATGTGTCGATCAATCAGCTCTTTCTCGCCTTCATCTCGGACGGCATGGGCCAGCGCCGCGCCCTGCGCTCGTTGCAGGCGCGGGCTGCAAAGGGCGATCCCGCGCGCGCACTTGCTCTCCTTGAATCCCTGCCGGATCACGGACCCGAGGCGGGCGACGAAATGCCGGAGGAGCGGTCCGAGAAGTGACGCTGATCCAGCCTCAATACCCCACCGCCGCCCGCTTCTCCGCGTCGGTCAGGAAGCCCGCCGCACCGACGCGTGCCCAGAGTTCGCTCCGCTCGCCCGCAAGCCCGCTCACCTGATCGAGGTCCGCCTTGAGCTGCAGCGGCTCGTCGAACCGGTCGGAGAGCCAGGCGGAAAGCGCCGTTGCCGTCCGGTTGATCAGCGGCAGCACGGTCAGCCGGTAGAAGGCCCGGTGGGCCTCCTGATAGTTCGCGAAGGTGTTGTCGCCGGGAATGCCGAGCAGCATCGGCGGCACGCCGAAGGCGAGCGCGATGTCGCGCGCCGCGCCGTTCTTCGCCTCCACGAAATCCATGTCCTTCGGCGAGAGGCCCATCGCCTTCCAGTCGAGCCCGCCTTCCAGCAGCAGCGGACGTCCGGCGCGCATCGGCCCGCTATAGCCCTCGTCCAGCTCGCTCTTCAGCCGGTCGTACTGGTCGGGCGAAAGATTACCGCCCTCCTTCGGCTGGTAGACCAGCGCGCCCGAGGGCCGGGCGGAATTGTCCAGCAGCGCCTTGTTCCAGGTCGCCGCGGCGTTGGAGAGGTCGAGCGCCGTCTGGGCCGCCGCCAGCGGCGGAAAGCCCAGATGATCGTCGAGCGGATGGAACAGCTTCAGGTGCAGCAGCGCCGTTCCCGCCGCATAGCGCCGCACGGCGCTGCCGGCACGATATTCGTAGCCCTCCGGCCATCCGTCCCGCCCTTCCAGAACCCGCACCCGGTCCGGCCGCAACAGATGCATCTCCCGCGTCTCCGTGCCGATCGTCACCGCCTCCACGAAGGCATTGCCCGAAAGCAGCAGATGGCCGTAGAGCGTTTCCAGAAAATCCGCCGCCGCCATCTGTCCGTTCGGGCGCGCCATCAGCCGTAATACAAGATGGTCGGTCACCTCGGTCTCGCCGCGATAGACCAGCAGCGGCACCGCCGCGGAGGCCTCCGCGATCATCCGCACCGTGCGATAGGCGACAGGGTTTCGCAAAAATCCCTCCCGCGCCAGCGCCGCATAGGATCGCCCCGTCCAGCGGGCGCGCCCCTCCTGCGCGATGGCCACGAAGCCCGCCGATTTGCTTTCGCGCCCCGGCGCGGCTGCGGCGTCGGGCGTCTTCCCGGCAATCTTGCGCTCCCCGCCGGATCCCGGCATCTTCAAACGAAACGGCATCTTCATGACAGGACGATCCTTCTGATGGAGGGCAGCCCCGCAGCGCTCAGCGCCGCATGATAGGCCCGGGCATATCCCGCGATATCGACGGCGCGGTCCCGCCCGTTGATGATGCGCCGCGCGCCGACCCAGTCGGTCCGGTCGGCGTTGAAGACATCGGCCAGCGACACGCCGGTAAAGGCGCCCGTCTCCATGCCGATGAAAAGGATCTCGACCGCCGTGGCGGTATCCATCGCTCGGGCGGGGTCGGCGACGAGGTCGGTGCCGACAAGGCCTGAGAGAACCTCGTAATTGCGGCGGTGCGTCAGCTGCACCAGGCCGCGGCCGAGCCAGGACTTGCCCTCGGCGTCGCGCCGCCAGTACGGCGTGCGCACCGTCGGCAGCTGTCCGGCCGCAAAGGCCTTGTCCAGCCGCGTGATCGCCAGCGCGTCGCTCGAAGCCATCGTCTCCCGCACAGGCTGCATTTTTCGTGCCGTCTCGTGATGGGCCGTCGCAAGGATATAGGCGAGCCATCGCCCCTCATAACCGTTGTTCGCGCCGCCCGGCTCCGCCCTTGCCCGGTCGAGTATGGCGCTCATCCCCGCCACCTGCCCGCTCGTCAGCCGTCCGCCGAAAAGCGTCCGGCGGACGTTGCCGAAGAATACAGCCCTGTCCATCCGATGATCTCCTGTCCGCCGGCGTCCGCAGACGCCCGGTTGTCACAAAAAACGCGCAATACAATCGATTTAAGAAAACTAAATCGTTTAAACCTCTTAAGGCACTGATTTACTTTTTGTTTAGGCTCTGCCAGCGTGAATCCATCAGGCGGGACCGGCCACTTCAGGTCGAATTTAAAAAAACATCAGGGAGAGCCAGCATGACCTCGACGGAGAAGACGCAGACCACTGCCCGCGAAACCATTCCGCCGCATCTCTTCAGCCGTATCGAAAACGAGTGGCAGCAGATGCGCACCGTTGCCGTCGCCACCCCGCGCCTTGAAGCACGCGAGGACGTCCGTCCCGCCAAAACCGGGCGTGACTGATCATTCGTTCCGTGGAACTTTCCGCGGAACCTTTCTGCCCAATGTGCGTTTTTGTCGCACTCAACCGTCGCGTTAAGGAGAGACCATGACCGTCAAGACGATTTCCCAGAGCCTTTTCGAACGCTTCGAAAACGAATGGCGCCAGATCCGCACCTCCACCACAGCCCCCGCCAAGCCTGCTCAGGCCAGCGCGAAGTAGGCGACAGAGGTCGATCCGAGAATGACGAGAGGCGCACCTGGTTGCGCCTCTTTTCGTTTGTGGGCGGTGGCACATAAGCCCCTCATCCGCCTGCCGGCGCCTTCTCCCCGCCAGCGGGGCGAAGGGACATGTGGTTGATGTTTCACCTTCGCCACTCACCTGGGAAAAAGAAGCGAGCGCTTGCCCCAACTTCCTTCTCCCCGCACGCGGGGAGAAGGTGGCGGCAGCCGGATGAGGGGCACCCGCACCCATAAACGCCCATCCCCTCACACCATCCGCAAGCGAGGCTCGGCCCCACCCTCCAGCATCAGCGCCGTCAGCGCCCAGACCAGCGCATCCAGCCGGTCCGGCGAGCGTCCCGACGAAAGTCCGTCCGCGCCGAAATCGCACATCTGGTCCTCCAGCGCCGGAAATGCTCCCGCGTGCACCACCCGGCCCTGCTCGTACAAAGCGGCGACCGGTTCGGCGCGGAGCCACTTGCCCCGGCTGGCCCGCACATTGGTGATCGGCAGGCGCTCGTCGATACCGCGCAGGACCGCCGCCACCATGTCGCCACCCTGGTTGATCTCCACGACGACCCGGTCGGCGTCGAAACGCTTGAACGCCCGCACCACGGCGGCGGCCCATCCGGCGGGGCTTGCGCCTTCCACCGAGCAATCCGCCAGCACCACGGCGCGGCCCCGCCCGTCGATGCCCGCCACCACGATGCCGCAGCAACTTTCGGCGCCCGAGCCCGACGGCGGATCGACCGCCACGACGATGCGGCCGAGCGGACCGGTATCGCGAAGCTTCAGCGCCTCGATGGCGTCCCGGTTCCAGAGCGCGTCCTCCCTATCGGCGATCATCTCGCCATCGAGTTCCTGCCGTCCGAGCCGGGTGCCGCCGTATCGGCCGTCCATCGCCGTCAGGAAACCCGGCGCAAGATTGCCCGCATTGTCCATGGTGCGGATCCGGCGCAGCACCGTCGCCGGGTCCGCTGCCAGCGCCTTCAGGATCGGGATCGGCCGGGGCGTCGTCGTCACCAGAATGCGCGGGTCGGCGCCCAGCCGCAGCGCGAACTGGAGCATGTCGAACGTCGCCTGCGCATGTTTCCACTTCCCCAGCTCGTCGCACCAGGCATAGTCGAATTGCGGCCCGCGCAGACTTTCGGGATCCTCCGAGGAAAAGATCTGGGCGATCGTTCCGTTCGGCCAGACCAGCCGGCGGCGCGAGACCTCGAATTCCGGCCGATGCCGCGTCGCCACCCGGCAGATGCCGGAGACGCCGTCGATCATCACCTCACGCGCATCGCCCAGCGTTTCCGCCACCAGCGCGATGCGCAGGCCCGGCCGGGCACCGGGGGCAGTCGCCAGATCGTGCACCCAGTGCGATCCCGCCCGCGTCTTGCCGGAGCCGCGACCGCCCATCAGCAGCCACACCCGCCAGTCGCCGGGCGGCGGCCGCTGCTCGGGCCGCCCCGTCAGCCGCCAGTCCGTGGCAAGCCGGGAGAGAAGCAC